TGATTACTATGAGCATCAGGAGAGGAAGAATGCTTCAGTTATCGATTTATATACTTAGCCATTGGCAGTGGTGAAAGCTATCGATTCTGTTTTAAAAGCTAGTTTGCTTGCCAGCGCAAACTCCTCAGGGATGACCGCTTCGAATTCGGTCCCCTGTTGTAATTAACAGTTCGGGAAAATCTTTTGATAAGATGGGTGATTTTGCTATTTCATCCAAGAAAAAAAATAGCAGCTCCGCCAAGTGTGGCGCGAATGTTGTCAACACTACCGTTGATGACATTAATGTCAGTTTTAAAAAAACTGGCAATGCACTCAAGAAGAACGCGAAGAAAAAGAAAAAGAAGAGCAAGTATGAAGAATTGTGGGATAACAAAAAAAAAAATGATCTTTTTGATGATTTAATTGATTTTGTTCCTCCTGCCCCTGTTTTGTCAGTTGCTGATTCTAAAGAGAGTGAGGACTCCTATGTGTGTCCACGCTTGAAAAAGAATGAGCATATCGCTTCTCTTAATACAGATCTTGAGATCACCAAGCGTGGAGTGCTTCTAACTAATGCTGAGGTTGTTGGCATTAGTAAGGCGAAGGTGAGAGCCCGCCAACGGCGAAAAAAAGAAAAACAACAAGAACGAAGAATTTCAAAAAAGAATCTTCAACTCTCTCGTCGTGGTGTTGTTTCCAAATCGGAAAAAACAGTTACATCTACATCGGAATGGAAAAAACAAGAACTGAAGAAGAAATCAGTTAAAAACGGCTCCACCACACATTCAAAAAAAGAAAAAACAGCTTTCCGCGAGATGAAAAACCGTCTTAAGCGTAATAAACGCGAAAGAAAGAAAGCTAGACAACTTAACAAGTGTGAGAGTAAAATTGTAACTGAGGCAGCTGTGCTGCCTGCATACAATTTGCATGAATGGCGCGAGATAAAGTCACAAGTCGCTAATTGTGTTACAGCCTATAGTGGAAAATTCAATAATGTTGAGGATCTTCTTGCTATTGTTTTGTATCTTCATCAAATGACGGAGTCACAAAGCTTTGCTATGGATTTATCTCTTACTACGTCATTTTCCCTTTGCTTGGCTCGTAAAGATTTGGCAGCCTTAATATCTGGTTGCTCTGTTACTGCCCAAGCTTTTAGGCGTAGGCATCGTGTTGTTAGAACCGAATCTTCTTTGGCTGATGAATTGGATAAAATTGCGGCATTTGGTGGATCATTTCTGGAGTCCACTTTTGTCAATTCCTTAAGGCAAATCGTATTGATTGTTGTGGGTTGGAAGTTTTTTAATAAAGACATAGGGTTTTTTGTTAAACGACATTTTGGTAGTCTACAGAGGAAATACACAGTTACCGAGTCAGTTTTGTCCATTGTTTCTTCGATTTCCCAACTGATCAAACTCGGAGAAGGCTTGTGGAATGGATTACCGCTCAGCGATGTCTTTCTATCAGCAGATCCCATTCGAGAAGCCTTAGTTAGATCGCAAGATTTATTGAGATATCAGAATTTGTTATACTTTGGCTTGCCTGTAGAGGGTAAAATTTGTGCAAAAAAATACATGTCTGATACAGAACCATTATGTGCTGTACTTGATAATGCTTTGAAGAGAAAAAATCCTTTTAGCTCAGATTATACAATTATTTCGGACGTCACGAATAAGTTGATACAATCTAGAGTCACTGTGAATGCTTTACTCACAAAGAGTGTGCGGATTCCACCAGTTGGAGTTGTTATTCATGGTCCACCTGGTATAGGTAAATCTAGTGTAACTAATTTTGTCTATCAGCTTTTTTCCAATATTAAGGGGCGGAATTTTGATCAATCGCACGTTTTTGAACGTGTGGTCAGTTCTGATTATTGGGATGGTTATGATCCTTATTCAACACCATTTGTACATTATTCAGAGGTAGGTTCTACTGCCACACATATTGTTAAAAATAGAGGTGATGATATAGTGCGTGAATTGACTTCTGTATGCGATTCATTGCCTTTTTCTTGTAACATGTCGGATGTTAAGGATAAAGGGAAGATCAATTGTTTAGCAGAATTGGTCGTCATAGATACAAACAATCCTGAAATGAATATTCCCCAAACAGTTAATAATCCATCAGCATATCGTCGTAGATTTATTTATGTGGAGCCAATAGTTAAGCAAGAACATCGGATAGAGGGTAGTAACATTTTAGACCCTGAGAGTAAAAGTGAAAACTATTATGACAAGTGGACTTTTCGTGTTATCACCAAAAAACCTATTGATATGACCAAGAGTCAAGATGTCGTGCATCTATCCGGAAAAGGTGATTGCGGGATAGACGTTTTTGAACGCGTATTCCGAGAATTAGCTTCTGAACGTATTTCCACTGGAGAGCGAGATATCAGAGAGCGTAAGAACAATCACTTTGTTGTTGCGTCTGAAGCAGGATTAGAAGATTATATCCCAGTAAGATGCACTGACTTTGTGTCTAGATGTGGTGTTTTTGTGAGTACCACCTTTTCTACATTATTGACTTTAATATTCTCTATTTTTACTTTTCTTACCACCATTCTGAATACAGGGATATATTGCTTTCTTATGTACTATAGAAATTACAACTATCGTTTTCGTGTTGTGCTAATGTTCGCTATGTTATTATTATTTCATTATTTAGAGGTATTATTTCCAGCGATGTTGGTTGCGTCCTATGTGGCCTGTTCGATCGACTACATTACCCTTTCCAAGCGCATGTTGCGCAGGCGCTTTAATAGGGAACGATTACGAATAGTCACCCGGTTTAATGGCGTTGTTTCACATGTTAGCAGTTTGTTTAATTATATTACTGGTGGTGATGTTTGTTTACAGAATTATCTTTCATATTTGTTGCCTTTTCTTGGAGTTGTTATTGCGGCTCTAAAAATTTATAGCAAATTTAGCAAAAAAATTCTTGATGTAAGTACAGAGTCATCTAGTTTTATATCAGAAACTTCAGAGAACATCGAAATGAAAGAATTGGAAGATCACTATAATTGTGGAAATTCATATCGTCGTATTCCTGTGAAAAACACTAAAGTTTGGAACACAGTAATGATCGCACCATCAGTCCATAAGGCTGGGTTCGAGTCATTACACAAAAGTGTTATGCGCAATTGTAGATTTTGTTGGGTTCATTTAGATGATCCCAAAACAGGTTTACCTTTGGTTGTTAAAACTTATTGCCTTGGAGTGCGTGGAAATATGGCGTTGTTTAACAAGCATTCTTTGGGATTGTTTGATAAACCGGTTCGTATTAGAGTTTGTGTTAAAGGAAATTTGTCAGTTGACGCATCGTACGTGGAGAGTTTTGTCTCGCCACATGACGTCGCTTTTGTATGCAAAGATGTTATTCTTGTTGATCTTGAAGGTATTAGTTTTAAAGATATTCTTTTGCACTTTCCTCGTGATAATGTGAAGTTTAAAAATGCACCTGGTATGATTGCTAGAGACCACATTATGGTTCGGTATCATGCTGAATCATTGACTGCAGAAGATAGATTTTGTGGAAAAATACACATGGGGTCTGTTTCCACATATCAGTGGAATTCTCACGGTGCTGGACATTGTGGTTTGCCCGTTGTTGCAGATCGTGATAGTGGTTCCTGCATTGTTGGTATTCACTGTGCTGGTGAAAGCGATAATAACGTGGCTTATGCTGCTATTATACTTCGTAAAGATGTTGAGGATGCAATTATCTCACTATCTTCCAGAACCTTGGCACCTATTTTCAGTGAAGCTGAAGTTATGTATGGGGAATTACCTCATATTAAGAGTCCTGTCAGATATGAGGATTTAGGATCAATAAACTATTATGGAATGATTAGACAGCCTATGTTGAATCAAAAGAGTTCTTTGAAGAGAAGCATTTTTTCTGAATCACTAGAAATGTTCTTTTTTAATAACTTTGATCATTCACGTAGTGTTGTTTATGTTCCCCCGTTAATGCGTCCTACAGGTACTGGCACCTCATTTCGAAGTCCTTATAATGTTGCCATTAGAAAGATGAGCACAAGCAAGAAGTCATTGGTTCGTGGGCGATTATATAAAGCAGTAGATATTGTTTCGGCTCAGGTACTTTGCAATTTGAAGAAACGTAGAATTCCACAATTACGCCCATTAACTATTGAATGTGCTCTGAATGGCTGGAGTGATGACACTTTTTTACGGAGAGTTGATACTGCGAAAGCAGCAGGATTCGGAACTCCAGGGAAAAAATCTAATTATTGCAAACGTCAAGAGCTTGTTGGAGATTGGCCTGTTTACGATGAAGTTGATTCCGTAATTATAACAGAAGTTATTTCAATAATCCGTAAATATCAATCTGGTCATAACAGTGGTCCAGTATATACTGCACAACTAAAAGATGAGCCACGAGATATTGATAAGGTTAAAATTGGAAAAACAAGGGTTTTTTTTGCAACACCTTTTGCATATTTAATAGTCCAGCGAATGTTTTTGTCTCCATTCTATACATTAATGATAGAATTTAGTGAAGATTTTTACACTGCTATTGGTATTGATATGCATAGAGATGCACATTTGTTGTATGAACGAGTTTCCATCTTTTCTGAACACATTTTGGAGGGAGATTATGGTGGTTATGATCAATCCATGCCTTTTGGCATTGGAAGAGGAGCCAATACAATTGTCTTGCGAATTTTGGAAAAATTGGGATATGATGAATATCAGCTTCAAGTTGTTGCTGGGATTTTGTCAGACTCATTGTTCCCTTATGTTGATATGATAGGAGAAATGATGATGGTTCCAGGATTGCAGCCTTCTGGTAAATACGCTACAGCAGAAGATAATTCTTTGCGAAATTTATTGATTATGGTATATTTATGGCTCTCCCACAATGAGACATGTGACAAAAACTTTTTTGATGAAGTTTTGCCTGTAACTTATGGTGATGACGTGATAGCTGCAGTTAAGCCTGGAAGTAGCTCTTTTGACGCATTTACATTTTCCAAATTGTGTGAAAAGGAAACAAATTTGACATTTACAAGTTCAGACAAGAGTGACGTCTCGCGTGGTTTT